ACCAGAACCAGCAGCACCGATTGGTGCACGACCACCCTTTGCCATATACGCTGCCATGCGAGCAGTATTAATTGCTCTGACAGAGTCTGGCTTCACATCTGATGCCTTTCTTGGAGCAACTTTCACTCTTTTGGCTACAGCAGCAGATCTTTCTGCGGGTTCATTGGGCATTTCCATGTTATTCTTTTTATACCATGCCTTCTGAACAGTCTTTGACATCTTATGCAATAATGCTGGAACTTTTACATTCGCCATTTATAATTCCTCGATCTTTACTGTAAGATCATTTTTCCCACGTTTTATTCTATGATAAGTTTTTGCGGGAATAAAAAACTTATCGCCTTTAATTAATGTTATTGGAAGTTTATTTTCGTATTGAACTTCCCAACCAGAACCTTCTATAACCTCAACATATCTACCTTTTTCGTCGCGATGCCAGACCAATTCTTCAGTCAAAACATCGTGTTTAAATGTACGCACAAAACTCGATATATTTAGTTTCTCGTCAATGTATGCTGTTACCACCATATTTTGCCTGATTTACTAAAGAATCTTGGCCATCTGCACGCCCAGTAAGATCTGCTAGTCTTATCTTTATTGGTTAAGCATCGATGACGAGCAACAAATGATCGCGTTGCAGCTGGATCCATATATTTCTTTGCCATTCCAGACTTGCTGAAACTGATTTTACGGACTCCATCACCTACTCGAACATAAACAGCACCACCGCCATCTTCACGCCATGGCTTGCCGATACCTTTCCCATCAGTTTTATCTTCTTCGTTTACAGGAACGCAGTTAGGAACCATTCGGTTGCCCTTCTTCTTTAATCCTTTTTGTGTATAACCAGACCAACATTCTTCTAGACCTTCTTCGATTGGATAATCTAGGACAACTTGTTGCCCTTCAAACTCAGCAATTTCACCAATGTTTGATTCGAGCATGTCCTTTTCCCACTCGTCTTTTGGAGCATACTTACCTTCAGAATAAAGGCGTCTGGCTTCAGAGATCATTTCGAAGAACATCTCTGACCCTGGACGAAAAACATTCTCAGTAAATGAGATTTTGTTTTCAACATGATACTGAATTGCTTCTTCTAGTGTTGGTAAATTTTGTTCTGTTTCTTCATATGCATTAAATCGCGACGATACAGGAAGACCATGTAGTGTAGAATTATAGTTATTTGGTGGTATAGGTAAACCCTTTTTTCTTTTAGTTGTTAAAGTTGGTGTTAGATCAACTTGTTTTTTGGTTTCGGTTGCTTCAGCTCTGATTGCGAAAAAAGTTTTTCTATCTTTTTCTCCATCTTCGAGAACTTGATTGCATTCTCCGCAACATTCTGGTGTTCCGCAATTTTTGTGCTCTTCTTCAGATGTATATTGTGAAACAACTGATTGTTTTGGTTTTGTAACAACAACCACAGGTTTTTTATTTGGGCTTTTAACTGGGAAAGCATCTACTGGTTCTCCTTGTCCTGGTGTCATAGCAATAGCATGTTTTCGATATTCATCTGCACCAGCTAATTGCATTTCAAATAATTCATCGATGTCACTGTCTTCTCTTAGATCTTTATCAGCAGTGTAATATGTTTTACCCTTATTCATATAAGAGTTTACACGCGCATGACCCCATTGTTGTGGTGTTGTTCCTGGACGGTGCCCAGAGTTCCATGCAGCAACACCGCGTTTAAAGATTGTTCTAAGTTTACCGATAGAGATACCCGACTTTGCTGCTTTTGCAGATAACGATTTATCAGCGGCACCCTCATTCATACGACCTGTTTCTTTACGCTTGCTCATCACCTGAGTGATGTTACCACTTCTCGGAACGCGACGAAGTTTTAATGGTAGATCTTCAGTTACTTTTATTTTCTCATCCATCATCTTACGGACAGCAAGAGTGTGCTTGCTTGGTTTTGTTTTCGCAGTTGCATCTCCTGGTGCTGGCTCATATGCTCTTGGATCGCTGTCAGAAAGTTTATTCTTTTCTTTAAAATGACGCGCTCTTTCTTGAGCAGTTGATTTACTTAATCCAGCAACATACTTTTGTGGCAATCCTGTATCTTTATCTTTCTTGACTGTTGGAAAGTATTTTTCTTTAATTACTGTAAAAGATTTTGGTTCTGGTTGAACATATATTGGCAGTCCATGATTTACAAGACGCTCTAATAATTTTTCAATTTGCGCACCAAAAATAATCTGTTCCATTTGATTAGATTCGTTTAGATTAATTGAGTTGTTAAAGACAAACGCCGCAACATCTTTTGCAAGCTGTTCTGCTTTTAGCAACTTATCAATTCTTTTATTTTCTGCCAATGGATGCTCGCGTTGCTCATTGCGCAAACGAGAAACTTTATTTGTTACAGACACATGAACAAAATCAAAAGTATAACCTTCCAGCATAGTTTGAATTAATTTAATCTTATCAGTGTCAGCTATACTATTAATGACGATATTTTGTTTTGATTCATGCAACTCATTTGCTGCACCATTTAATATCTGATCAGCTTGAACTTCAGTTAAATCAAAACGAGAAAAGATGTTCTTTAGAACATAATCCTTCCCACTTCCTGGACCGCCAAGTAGAAAAATACCGACTGGTGAAACTGATTCCATTTGCATAGCTGCCTTTACCTTATCATGTATATGAGCGCCAAGTTTTTTGTCGCTATAGTGTGAAACAAATTCGTCTTTCTTTCCAGCAGCAACTAATCCGCGCAGTTTAGAAGCAGACATACCTTCTGCACCCTCTGCATCTGGATCTCGTTGACCCGCTGATATAACATTAACTTTTTTAATTCCTGGATATTCTTTCTTTCTATATTTATTTAACAATGTGTGATATGCATCGACACGATCAGATCCAGCAACAACGGTTACTTCCTTATGACCTTTCTTTTCTAGATGCTTCATTGCATCCATAATCGTCTTTACTTTATCATGAGAAGCAACATTTGATCCAGGAAAAAGTTTACGCATTGCTCCAACTTTCTCGTCATGAGTCATTGGATTTTTCTTTTTGTCTTGCGTATGCGTTGGGAAAATGTAATGTTGACCGCCGACTTTTTCAGCGCGGTCTTGAACAGCCTTGACTAACTTGCCATGACCTTCCTCTGTTGGAGGATTAAATCTGCCCCATGCAATGACTGCGTGACTCATTGTTTTGCCTTTAGTAATGCGCCTCTGGCGCGATTTGCTTTACTAAATTCTTCTCTATCTACAACTTTCAATCCATTGGCAACAAAACCTTCTGGACCAGACTCTTTCTCGCCAATATGATGAGTATACCCACCGTTTGCAGTACTATTTAAACCTCTCGCAAGAATGTTAGTCGCTTTTTGAACATGTCCATGAATGTCAAATGATCGTTGAAACTGCGTTGAATTCTTATCAACATGAGCAAGCGAAGCATCTCTGGCTGCTGATTTGGCATTTTTAGCCTTCTCAGTCTTAACCTTATCAATTTCTTTCTGTAAACGATTGCTTAGATGTGCTTTATATCCCTGTATGTTTGGGTTTTCACCAGAATCAACAGTTGAATTTACATAACGGCGCAAAGTTTCACTATGACCAGTTAAATGGTCGTATGAATGACCCTTTAAGAGCTTGGAAGCAGCTGTAACATGAGTCAAAACGGCTTTTTTATCACCTGCAGACAACTTTTGTTCAGATTTAGAAACCGTGTGTTTTACTAAATGCACATCTGGATGTGATCCGAATGACGATTGGTCTGTAATTGGCTTTGCTTTACGCTTTGGACCAACTAATTTACTGTGAATGGTAACGCTGACCTGAGAATTTGCAAGTTTTTTACCTTCTTCAGAGTTTTTTGGTACTGAATATGTTAAGGTATTCGGTGTATGGCGAATTTTTCCACCCTTTTCTTCGCGAGATTCAGGTGTAGACATAAATCCACCTTGATATTCACCCTTCCCTTTCGGTAAAACTTTAGAAGCATGGGCTAAAACTGCTTTGAGAGGCTTTGCAAGGTATGGTTTATGACCATGTTGCTTGTCTACATCGGCTTCAGAGTAATTATAAGTTGAACCTGTGCCCTTATACTTAACACCAACGCGTCCATCACTTTCGCGTTTGGTTTGAAATGACATTTTATCGTCAATTTTACGAGTTACAGGAGTTTTTCCTTGCGCAACACCTTTAATTGTATTTACAGCGTGTTGGGCGGCTTCATGACCATCAAATGTTCGATCTGATGGATGCTCGATGTGGAGAATTCCAGGAGCATCGGCTTTGGCTTCAACTAAAATAGATTCTACGAATAGAGTAAATCGTAACATAATTCTTCCACACTGTGGGATTGTACAATCTTATTTAGTTATTTTTATTCGTTAAAACATTATGTATAATTTGATCAATTGTTTCATAAATTTGATATTTTTGTTTGTACCCAAGTGCTCTTAATTTAGCATTTTCCATAAAGAAAGAGCGAGAAGATTGGACTTTCTTGTGAAACTCTTTCTGTTCAATGGTGCGAATTTCTGAGCCAGATTCCATCGCATCTCGAGCGTAGCGAATAACATCTCGAAAGACTATCGGCACACCATTTCCAATATTATAGATGCTATTTTGTTCGCCAGTTCGTACACAGATATCGATGGCTCGAGCGCAATCTCTAACATCAATATAATCACGATAAAAATAACCAGAGTCATAGAGATCAACATGGCGGTTGGCTTCGAGCTCCTTTATAAGATATTGAAGAGCATTTTTCTTCGCAGAAACTTTCTTATCTTCTTTACCAAGAACATTTGCTAATCTTAATATACGATAGTTTAGATCAAATGTTTCACAGTAAGACATAAGCAACTGTTCAGCACATCGCTTTGTGATTGAATAAAATCCTTTTGGATCGCAAGAATCAGTCTCAGGAATGCCACGAGAGCCTTCCCCGAAACCAGAATCTTTACCGTACACGAACCAAGAACTGATGAAATTAAAGGTGCCTTTCTCACCAGTTTCTTTTACATAATTTCTATATTCATCGAGAACTTTTACGAGGACAATGAGATTAGTGTTAATATCCAAAAGAGAGTCGATGTGTATATTATAGTTATCAACGGTACTAATAAAGTAAACGCAATTTGCACTTTGTACTTGGTAATTATCTCTATCATTTTTAATACAATCTTGTTTTGATATTTTACAATATTCACTTCCGACAAAACCATGTCCTCCGAAAACGTTTACGATTGCCATTTTGCAAACACGCTTTCGTAATAGGCAAATACATCTTCGCCATAGTGTGGTGGGCAACCAACAAAGAATACATTACTCAATGCTTTGTTTGCATTTGGATACTTCGAAGCATCATCAAGATGCTTATAACCAGGATGTAACAGAATATTTCCAGCAAAGTAGTTGCGAGTCTGAATTCGATTTGCTTCACAGAAGGCTTGGAGTTTTTCTTTCAACTCAGGCGTGTCTGTAATTAATGGAATTCCAAACCAAGAAGGATCTGCATTATCTAAAGCAGAAGCAACACGAACTCCAGAAATGTATCGATGGAAGATATCCTTGATGCGTTTAAAATTCGCTCTTCGTTTTACATCAATGTCATCAATCTTCTTTAGTTGTTCAATACCAATTGCACCCTGAAGATCTAATGGCTTTAGATTGTATCCCATGTTTGTAAACAGATACTTGTGATCAATTATTCCATTATAACCCTCAAGCCACTTATCAAATCGATTACCACATGTTCCACAAGCCAATAGATTTGCAGAACCAACGCAACGACAATCACGACCCCACCAACTAATGCTACGAGCAATGTTGATGAGTTGCTCGTCATTTGAACAAACCATGCCACCTTCGCCAGTTGACATATGGTGCGCAGGGTAGAACGATGTTGTCCACGAATAATAATAATCTGTCAATAACTTACCATCCCATTTCGTTCCAAGTGAGTCACAGTTATCACCAATCAAAAGAATATTGTGCTTTTCACACATTGTCTTGAGAATATCCATATCAGGTGGATTGCCAAGAACAGGTGAAACAAAAATCGCAACTGTTTTATCGGTGATATGATTTTCAACATTGTTAAGATTAAAATTGAGTGTTTCCATCTCAATATCGACAAAGACTGGAACAAGTCCATTTTGAACCAATGGAGCAATCGTAGTCGGGAAGCCTACTGGTGATACGATAACTTGATCACCATCTTTCCAACCCAAGTGTTTCTTAAGAGCAGCAACCATCGTCAAATTAGCCGATGAACCAGAGTTGACCATGTGACAGTGTTTAACATTAAACTTGTGACCAAATGCCCATTGAAACTTGGCAACATTTTCACCAGACACAAGCCACTTGCCTGTTAAAAATGCAGTAACACCAGCAATAATTTCTTTCTCATCCCAATAAGGACCAGAATAAAATACTGTATCTTTCTCAGGATCGAATTGCTTACAGTTATACGCATACTTCGGTGTGCCAACAGCAGCAACCAGTTCTTCAATCATTTGTTTTATATCACTCATAATGTTTCCTTAAATATTTCAATTCGTTTAGCCAAAGCGATTTTAACAGGTGACATTCTCTCATAAGCAGGAATAACACAATTAGAACGGCGAGCAGTAGTTACACCTATAAATTCTTCTTTCGTATACCAATCGCAATCTAATCCCATCATGTCAGCAATTTCATGATTCGTGATTGGATCCCAATTGACAAGATTAAAAGGACCATTTGCATCCTTTTCAATCAGATTAATTGCATGCTCTACAGCTTCGTCAATATCTGTAATTGAGTTTAGACCACCTTCCATTAGTTTACCTGATTTTGAATAATTATACAACTTTTGCAAAAGGTTTTTAGAATTGTTCGTATCATCAAATGGCAAGCGTACTCTAAAAAGCAAGCATCGATCTTTTAACAAGAGATCCGACACACCCTTACTGACTGAATATGCGCTGCCAAAGAAATTGGGATCCGCATAAACATCGTCAATTTCTCCTTCGTAGATACATCCGCTCGAGAAGTGCGCAAATCTTGCGTCAACTTTATCGCATTCTTCTAGAAGTCTCAATGGAAAAATTCCATTCGCTTCCATTGTTTCTTGTTTAATTTTTTCGCATGCATCTACATTTGGCGAACCTGTTACACCAGCACAGTTTATGACCCAATCATAACTGTTTTGCTGAATCGCACGTTCAGCTTTATGGTGTGGACAAATTGTAACCACATGCCCTTTTATAACAAGTTGGTCGAATGCTTTTAGACCAACCCAACCTCTACCGACGATTAATATATTCACGTTGTTGTAGTATCCTACCCAGATATTTCCCATAATCAGATTTATGATATTTGTCTGCTGACGCACGAACTTGGTGTTCAGTAATCCATGCATTCTTAAACGCAATTTCTTCAGGACATGCGATCATCATACCAGTTCTACGCTGCACAGACCCAACGAATACGGATGCTTCTGAGAGTGATTCAAAAGTGCCAGTATCAATCCACGCAATGCCACGATTGAGATACTCAACCTTAACATCGTGATTCTTTAAATACAGATTATTAATATCTGTAATTTCCAACTCACCTCTTTCTGACGGCAAGATCTGCCATGCATAGTCTACCACTTTATTATCATAAAAGTAAAGCCCAGTGACAGCATAGTTACTCGGAGCAAATTTTGGTTTCTCAACAATTCCTATGATATCACCGTCTGCATTGAGTTCAACGACACCAAACCTTTCTGGATCGTTCACATGATATGCAAATAGAGTACAACCGACATTATTCCAAGTTGCTGAATTGAATCGATTAATCAATTCGTTTCCGTAAAAAATATTATCACCAAGAATAAGTGTGACATCATCTTTTCCAATCCACTTTTCGCAGATACGGAAACACTCAGCAATACCCTTCGGCTTTGGCTGGATTGCATATGAAATGCTAATGCCCCATTGAGAGCCATCACCACAGAGTCGCTTGAATGCTTCTGCATCGTTTGGTGAATTGACAATCATGATATCGCGAATACCAGCCATCATCAATGTTGATAATGGATAATACACCAGCGGCTTGTCATAAACTGGCAATAATTGTTTCGAAGTCACTTCAGTGCATGGGTAAAGACGAGTGCCCATTCCACCTGATAAAATTATACCCTTTCTCATAGATACCACTCCACGGTTTTTCTCAAACCATCAAATATATTTGTTTTTGCTTCCCATCCAAGTTGAGTCTTAATTTTACCTGAATTTATCGAATAACGCAAATCATGACCCTTTCGGTCTACTACAAAATTAATCCAGTTCTGATGTGTTTCTGGTGGCTTACCCATGATATTCAAAATCATAGAAACCATGGTTAGATTGTCACACTCAAATCCACCACCAATGTTGTACCGATCACCACGCTTAAAGTTTTTGCCAATAGTTAAAAGTGCATCGCAATGGTCTTCAACAAACAACCAGTCACGAATATTAGAACCATTACCGTAAACAGGAATGGGTGTGTTGTTTTTGATATGT